TTTGCTTACTCTCTTTGTCTCACCTAGTGTTTGGAAAGAGTGTGGGCAACCATTCGAAATGCGTCTCTTTGAAACAGAGCCTGTCCACTTCGGTCTTGACTTATCCGCAAGGAACGACTTGACTGCCGCAGTGGCTTCTGTTAGAGACCCTATCACAGGTCATATACATTCCGTTCCATTTATCTTTACACCTATGGACGGTCTCGATGACCGCAGTCAAACTGACCGCGTTCCTTACGATCAATGGGTACGCGATGGATTTATATACGCTCTACCTGGCGCTCATTTGAATTACGAGATGATTGCTCAAGAGTTAGCAACACGCACTCAAGGTTGGAATATAGCATCGCTAAGTTTCGATAGATGGCGTATCGATGATTTCAAGGTAGCCGCAGAAAAGACTGGCTTCGCTCAAGAAGCAGAATGGATTCCCGTGGGACAAGGTTTCAAGGATTTCTCTTTGAGACTAGAAGGTTTAGAATCACTTTTGTTACAGAAGCTTCTACACCACGCTAACCACCCGCTATTAAATATGGCCGCGTCTAATGCTATCGTGATATCCGATCCTACTGGAAATCGCAAGCTAGATAAATCCAAATCTTCACAAAGAATTGACCCCTTAGTCGCTCTAGCAATGTCAACATACTTGCTTAGCGATAATTCATTAATGCTTACAGACGTAGATTCAATGATCGTCTGATTAGGAGATATAAATTGGCAGTATTTGAAATTTTAGCTGAAAAGTCAGCAAACGATCAACGCACATTCTTTTACGATAACATGACAAACGTCCTAACAGACGAAACAGGATTGTTATACGCTTTTCCTGACAAACGTGCAGATAACTCTGAGTTAGCTACTGTGTTTAGCAAGGACGAGCCTTTAAAGAAGTCTAAGCAAATTGGACACTTAAAGATTCAATTAGGTTTAGGCTGTAACTATTCTTGCGACTACTGCTCACAAAAGTTTGTTGAGCGTGCTGATTCTACCTCTCCTAAAGATATTGCTGATTTCATGGCTAAGCTTGACGCTCTTGATATTACCGAAGAGAAGGGCCTCACTGTTGAGTTTTGGGGTGGTGAGCCATTAGTCTATTGGAAAACCTTAAAGCCATTGGCTGAGGCAATCCGCGAGAAATTTAAGGATTGGAAGAAACAACCTAGATTTACGATGATTACCAACGGTTCTATCCTCACAGACGATATTATCGACTGGCTTATGATGATGGACTTCTCAGTATCAATCTCACACGATGGTCCTGGCCAATCAGTTCGCGGTCCAGATCCATTTGATGATCCTGAAGCGAAGAAACGTCTTCTCGGTTTTTACCGAATGATGAGACGCCTTAACAAAGGCATTAGTTTTAACTCGATGTTATCTGCTAAAAATAAGAGTCGCAAAGAAATCTCAGACTGGTTCCGAGAGCTTACAGGCGACCAAACTATCTCACTAGGTGAAGGTGGTATTGTAGATGCGTATGACGAAGATGGTATCACCAATTCATTAATCACTAAGCAAGATCATTTCGAGTTTAGACGTTTAGCGTTTTCTGATATCTTTACCACCGATGGCGATATCGGATTTCAAATGCAGTTGAATAAAATCAACAATTTTACTACCGACGTGCTGGCACAGAAACATGCTTCCACATTGCCTCAAAAATGTGGGATGGATTTAGATGATGTCCTAGCGGTCGATTTGCGCGGTAATGTTATCACCTGTCAGAACGTAAGTGCTGTAGAAACTTCGAAAAACGGGGAGTCCCACTTAGGCGGGTCTCTTGACGATTACGATAACGTATCCATTACAACTTCTACTCACTGGTCTAAACGTGAAGAGTGTCCTAAGTGTCCTGTCTTGCATCTATGCAAAGGCGCGTGCATGTTCTTAGATAATAAGTTCTGGAAAATCTCTTGCGCAAATGCTTACTCAGATAACGTTGCACTATTCGCTTTATCGTTTGCTAAGATGACTGGGTATATCCCAATCCATATTAAAAATGATGACTTACCTTTGGAACGCCAAGATGTATTTGGTACGTTGTTTGAGCACAAAGAAGAGTCTGTTCGTAAGGTTATCCCTATCAAAATCGTGAATCACATCACTGAGGTAGTTGATAACGTTCCTATCTACTCTAAATCGGAGGTCGCTTATGACAATCCAAGGTAGCGGCCCGATAGCCGTAAGTAATATTAGCACAGAAATAGGACAGGCACCCACATACACGACTTCGCTGAGTTTTCTAAACGGACAGATTAAACCTTCTGTTCGTCCAGCGACTCCAACTATGTCTGCCTTCTATGGTATGAGTTATTTCCAAAACAACACCGAAGGTAACTGCGCAAACGGTAACTGTACTGAGAACTGCAACTGCGGTAATATTCAGTGCTCTAACTGTTTGATCGCAGGTGGTGTGGATTGCGTAAACTGCGACCCACAACCATTCTTACAGGTCGGTGCAAACTGCGCATGTACGTATAACTGTACGACAAGTGAAGTCACGTATGCATGTAACTGCGCATGTAACTGTTCTAAAATCATTTGCTCTAAATTACATGAAAAAGGCCTTATGGCTCCTGTAATTTTCTCTGCAGACCAGGCTTACGGCCGTTGGCTCTACAAGAATGATAAGGCAGTTTATCGTGGTTATATCCGTTGGGCTCGTATTGTAACGGCTTGGATGGACGGTAAAGGTCCTGCATATATGCCTTGGATTAAAGATCCTGTGGCTCGCTCTGAAGCTCAAAAGCTCGCTATTACTAAGATGGCCATTAAGATTGGTACACCTTGGTCTGAGCATATGGCTTACCGTATGGGCGCATTGAAGCAAGATAATTTCCGTGGTCGTGTATTGATGAACATTGGCGTTCCTATCTGCCGTTTGTTAGATAAAGTTCCTCGTGTTCGTGAAAAGAATAAACGCCACCGCTTGCCAGTGTTGTATGCAATGTGGGCTGCTTTTTATGTTAGTGATTTTATCGCTGGCACTGCTGATCGTATTCATTCAGTAATTGAAAAGTTTTCTGCAAAGGATGTTTCTCATGCCAAGATCGACTAGAACGTTTCCAACGCAAGCTGATAAAGATCGCTATGCTCGTAATATAGAATACTACTTTAAAGTAGAAGTGCCTGGCAAGATTGTAGCTATGTCAGCTGCTGATCGCGCTAAAGCCTTAGAAATGACAAAGAATTACGCAGATACGCTATCCGCTGTTTTTCTTCCACATGACTACAATGCAACGGTGCTCGCTAGTATTCCAATTCCTGCCGTACCTGCTGTTAAGAAATAAGGAGATTATATGTTAGAATTAAAAATAGACTCTCCTGCCGATCTTGATAACTACCGCGCGGATATTGTGCATTACACTGATATTGATTTATCTGCAAAGATTTTAGCGCTACCACAAGCTCAGCAGGACAAATTCTTTAAGATGATGGATACTTATCCAGCAATTATTGAGCAACTGCTTCCGCCTGGTGTAGACATTCTTGAGCATATTCAAGGCAAACGCTTTGCCGCTGCAAACGCAAGTCCACATCCTGGAATTGACTTTGCATACTCATGCCCAATTATTCCGCTATACGATATTTGGAAAGCAAAACAAGTTTAAACAAATAACCCTATCTTGAAGGCCTAACCGCTTTCTTGATAGGGACTTATTAGGAGCATCATGAACGTTACGCCGATTAGTCCTACCATTACTGGTAAGTTTCTAAACGAAAACCCATTATGGAATTATCCTATTTGGGCCGTCGAGACCGATTTTGACGATACATTTAATGAAGTAATTATGGATGAGCTCTACTCAGTAGCACAGGAGATTTCTCGCTCACCGACCCCACATCACAGTCTTTGGGATTACCCAAGGCCTAATCTTACAATTCTTCGGAAGATGCTCGACACGACTGTTACAGCGTGTGCGTATAGCATTCCAGAATTAAAAGACCTTAAACTTACATTCAAATCTCACATGGGTTGGCCTAACGTCCGCTCACCAGGTTTGACTATAGATAATCACGCACACCCAGACACCTCATTTGCGGCTACTTATTATGTTAAGACGCCTAAAGATGGTGGTGACTTATTGTGCTATATGCAAGACGGCTCTATTAAACGAGTTACACCTCGTCCTGGCTTGCTAGTTGTGTTACCGTTTTATATGTTACACGAAGTTGAGATGAATACTTCTGACGAACTTCGAATCTCAATCTCTGCAGACTATTTCCAAATCGTAGACGAGCACGCCGATAATGCTCTTGTCTTGAAGAGTTGGTGCGATGATATGATGAAAATCCGAGGACAAAATGTTCGCTAAACTTAACAAAGCATTTGACCCTGTGCCTTATGATATTACAAGCACAGGCGTAGGATTTCTTATAGATGGTAAAGGTATTCAATATTACGATATTGCTACTGACAAAGCACAATTCTTTGCAGTTATACCTGAGCGCTTTAGAAAAGAGTTCTGCCTTCACTTGATGCATATTGATCGAGATATTCCTCCGCATATAGATGATAAGATTAGAACATCGATTAATTTCTATATTCTAACCGAAGACTGCGAGACTAAATACTTTCGAGTAAATAAAAAAGCATCTACACAGCAAATAGAAAATCAAACTAACGGTGTTATCTTTGATGAGTCAGAGCTTACCTTTGTTGATAGCTTTGTGGCACAGCCAGGCGAGGCTTGGTTATTAGACGTCACGCTGCCTCACAGTGTAAAAGCTAATCCACACTTTAAAGAGCGCCTAGCGTTTTCATTATCTACTGGCACTTTCTCCTACTCAGAGGTGTTATCACTTCTAAAGGAGACAGGTTGCTTATGATAGCCATCATTTATACGCTCGTGACTTGCCACCTTTTAATGGCAATGAATACTTTATATATTCACAGACATCATACTCATAGAGCAATCCAATGGAATCCATTTATGGTTCACTTTTGGAGAGTCATTGCGTGGTTTGATGGTATTCATACAAAAGAGTGGGTCGCTCAGCATCGCAGACATCATATGTATACGGACGTTCCAGGCGATCCACATTCGCCTAACATCCTTGGCATTTGGAATATCGCTGTTAAAGGTTTCTTTATTAACATTTGGGCTCGCTACGGCTCAACTCCTTGGAATACCGCCGAAGAGTTGAAAGTGCACGGTCGCGGAACGCCTGACGATTGGTTAGAGAAAAACGTTTACACTCGCTTTCTACGCGCTGGTCCACTAGTATTACTTCTTATCGATGTCTTACTCTTTCAATGGGTTGGCGTCGCTATTTGGATTATACAGATGTGTTGGACTCCTTTGCTCACTACAACTGTTGTGACCGGTCTTCTACACCATAAGCGTCGCCGTAATTGGCCTGGCGCAAGCATGTTTTTAATTGGTGAAGAGTATCATATTAACCACCACACTCGCGCTGCGAATGCTCGCTTTGGTAAATATGATTTAGGTTATTTTTATATTTGGGTCAGTTCTAAACTAGGCCTATGTCGCATAC